CCAGTCTCCGCCTCCCTAACACGCTCGAAGGTTCACCAAGACAGTCCATTTACTACCCGACCTAACCCGATCTAATGACGACTAAGGCCAATAAGTCCAAACGGTTGCTGGGGGCAACAAAACCGAGGCTTTACACGCCATTTCTCACAGGCAAAAACAAATTACAAGATGTCAAGGATTTATGCACCATAGTTGGAGTTGATTTACTCCCATGGCAGGAATATGTGTTAAAAGACATGTTGATGGTCGATAAAGCTGGACTCTGGATACGCAAGACCAATCTCATCCTCGTAGCACGTCAGAATGGCAAGACTCACCTTGCTCGAATGCTTATCTTGGCTCATCTCATCAAATGGGAGACAAACGTGCTGATTATGTCAAGTAATAGATCTATGGCACTGGATACGTTCAGACAAGTCACACAACTCATTGAAACCAACGACCATCTCAAAGGCTTCGTCAAACAGATACGTTATGCAAACGGTACAGAGTCAATTGAAATGCTTTCAGGTGCTCGTCTAGACGTTGTGGCTAGCACTCGTGATGGAAGTCGCGGAAGAACAGTCAATGGCTTGTTATTCATTGATGAGTTACGCGAAATTGATGAAGAAGGTTATAGAGCTGCAATGCCTACAACACGAGCACACCCTGGCTCTCATATACTCTTGACAAGTAATGCTGGAGATGCATTTAGCAAAGTCCTAAACGATCTAAGAGAACGAGCGCTCGACCATCCACCTAAGTCTTTCGGATTCTATGAATACTCAGCGCCACAGTATTGCAAGATAAACGATAGAGCTGCGTGGGCGCAAGCAAACCCTGCACTTGGCTACACAATTACAGAAGAAGCGATTGAAGAAGCAATATCGACTTCACCGATAGAAAATACTCGCACTGAGACGCTATGCCAATGGATCGACTCCCTAAGCAGTCCTTGGCCTCATGGAGTGCTAGAGGAGACTAGCAATAGCGAATTGACTATAACGCCAGGTGCATTGACTATGTTTGGCTTTGATGTTTCGCCTAGCAGAAGAAACGCATCGCTAGTTGCAGGTCAGATGATGCCAGATGGCAAGATTGCTATTGGAATCCTTGAAACCTTCGAATCACAAGTTTCGGTAGATGATCTAAAGATAGCGGCAAGTATAAAGGGTTGGTCTGACATTTATCGGCCTCGCATGGTCCTGTTTGACAAATACACAACTGCCACAATTGCCGAACGCCTAGCCAATGCAGGAGTCGTCACGCAAGACTGTTCAGGCCAGCAGTTCTACCAAGCATGCGGTGACTTGCTGACTGGCCTTGTCAATCACACAGTCGTTCACAATGGTCAGGATGAACTTATTCAGCAATTCAATAACTGCGCAGCTAAGGTCAATGATTCTGCTTGGCGCATTGTCAAACGCAAGAGCGCGGGGGATGTATCAGCGCCTATTTCAATTGCTATGGTTGTTAGCCAATTGATGAAGCCACAATCTACACCAATGATTTATGGTTAGACACGCAGAGGTTACTTGTCTAATAACTTGACAAATGGTATCCTTTCTGTCTATGGGTATATTCTCGCGTAAGCCACAAATCGTACAGGCGCAAGAAGCGCCACAGATTATGGCCGATGGCTTCTATGGCTACAATAATTATTTCCCTGCATTAGTTTCTCGTCAGATGGCACTTGGCGTTCCTGCAATCAAAAGATGCCGCGATTTAATCTCTGGCACTCTCGCATCAGTTCCTTTGGAGTATTACAAGAAATCAACTGGCGAAAAGATTGCTGCACCACGTTGGGTTGAACAACCTTCAAAGCATCAACCACTTTATGAGACTCTATATTTTACACTTGACTCATTGCTTATGTATGGTCAAGCATTCTGGCAAATTACAGAAGTCTATGCAGAAGATGGTCGCATGGCTCGTGCTAATTGGGTTGCTAATACTAAAGTTGGTTTCATTACAGATCCAGCAACTAATTTTATTACTGAGTACAACATTGATGGCAAGCCAGTACCTATGTCAGGCCTTGGCTCACTTATCACATTTCAGAAAGATGAAGGCATATTAGGAATAGGTGCTAGAACAATACAAGCTGCACTCGATGTTCAACGCGCTGCTGCTGTAGCTGCTGCAACTCCGATGAGCAGTGGCATTATCAAAAATTCTGGCGCTGACCTCCCACCAACCGAGGTTTCTGCATTATTAGCAGCATGGAAGCGCAGTCGCCAGAATAATTCTACTGCTTACTTGACATCGACTCTAAACTATGAACCAACTTCATTCTCGCCTAAGGACATGCTCTACAACGAGGCAATTCAGAACCTTGCCACAGAATGCGCCAGACTTTGCTCTGTAGATCCTTATTATGTATCTGCATCACAGAACACAACAATGACTTATGCAAATGTCCAAGATGAGCGCAAGCAGATGGTCGCGCTAACTCTACAACCTTACGCATCCGCTATCGAAGCAAGACTTAGCATGGATGATATTTCAACTGCTGGACATTATGTCAAGTTTGCACTCGATGACACTTTTCTTCGTACTGAACCAATGGAACGTTTGCTGGTTCTTGAAAAGATGTTATCTCTTGGGCTAATTACAACTGAACAGGCAATGCAAATGGAAAACCTAACTCCTAACGGAAATGGCGAATAATGGAAACTTTATTTATTGAAGCCTCATCAATTGAGTGCAGCGAAGAACGTCGCGAAATCTCTGGCAAGATTGTGCCACTTGGAACAGGCGAAGTCGGTAACACTAACCTTGGTGCTTATTCGTTCGAAGCAGGATCTATTGAAATCGGCGACGTTAGCAAAATCAAATTGCTATCACAGCACGACATGAAGAAGCCAATCGGTCGAATGACTGCTGCTGAAACTCGCGCAGATGGCATTTATGCAACATTCAAGTTGAGTCGCTCAACTGGTGGCAATGACGCACTTGTCATGGCTCAGGAAGGCCTTGTTACAGGTCTTAGCATTGGTGCAGAAATCCTTGCATCTAAGCCATCACGCGATGGTCACACAGTCGTGTCCTTGGCACGCCTTAAAGAAGTTTCTTTAGTAACTGAAGCCGCATTTAAATCGGCTCAGATATTAGAGATCGCAGCAGAGGAAATTATCCCTGCTGAAACACAACCAACTACAGAAAGCGAGACAGTCGTGGAAGAAACCACTCCAGTCGAAGCATCACCATCAGTAGAAGCATCGGCTGTAGAAGCTGCTCGCCCTACTATTACAGCAATGGCTTACTCAAAGCCACGCCTTGATTTCTCAGCTCCAAAGCAATTGGAAATGACAATCAGAGCATCACTCGGATCAGATGAGGCACGCGAGTATGTTCGCGCAGCTGCTGATACAACAGACAACGCAGGACTTATTCCAACACGTCAGCTCACAACTGTCATCAATGGTCTTGCTAACAACACACGTTCAGCAATTGATGCAATTACAACTGGTGTTTTGCCTGATGCAGGAATGTCTTTTGAAATTCCTAAAATCACAACACTTCCAACAGTTGCAGAAACAGCAGAGGCTGGAACACCATCTAATACAGACCAAGCTGCTTCCTTCGTCACAGTATCTGTAAAAAAGTACGCTGGACAACAGCAATTTTCTGTTGAGCTTTTTGACAGATCTTCACCATTGTTCATTACAGAATTGATGAACAACATGGCTGCGCAATATGCTAAAGCAACAGACCTTGCTGTCTACACAGCAATTGCTTCTGGCGCATCAGCAGATGCAACAACACTTACAACATACCCAACAGCTGCAGAGTTGCTTGGATTCGTTTCACGCGGTGCAGCATCTGTGTACACAAACACACAGGGATTCGCTAAGAATATCCTTGCTAACACTTCACAGTGGGCCAACCTCATGACACTGAACGATTCTGGACGACCAATTTACATGGCGGCCCAACCGCAAAATGCGGGAGGCCAGGTTGCTGTTGATAGCATTCGTGGAAATGTCGCGGGGTTGAACTTGTACGTTTCAGCAAACGTACCATCAGCAAATGACACTGACAAAGATGATTCAATGTTGATCATCAACCCAACTGCCTACACATGGTACGAGTCACCAACTTACCAGCTTCGTGCTGATGTAATTGCTTCTGGTGAAATCCTCGTTGCAATGTACGGTTATGGCGCAATTGCTACCAAAATTGGTGCAGGCGCATTCGGTATCAACAAGACCTGATCCACAAGCAATAACTAAGTCGCTCAGTAGGGGCATAGCCCTTGCCCCTACTGAGTCTTTAGAAAGGAAAGCATGTCAATCACCACAGTCGCTGAACTTCGCTCAGCTCTTGGCGTAGGCACACTTTACACAGATGCTGTATTGCAATCTGTATGTGATGCCTCTGACAATGTCATGCTCCCATTTTTATGGAAGAACCAACAGCCAATCGTTGCTCATGGCAATGTTGGAACAGTTGGGACTCTTTACTTTGATGAAGTAATAACAGATGTATTTTATGTCGGGCAATCAGTAACTATCTCTGGTGCTGGTACTAAGTTTAACGGCACTAAGACAATTACAACAGTTGGATTACAAGAGTTTAGTGTGACAACAACTCACACCAGCGACAACCCTCGCCACACAGTTGCTCCTTACGGTATTGCAGCAGCAGAGACTTATGCTGATTACACAACAGTTCCCGCAATTCAAGAAGCCTCACTTATGGTAACAATTGCAATCTGGCAGGCAAGACAATCACCATCAGGTCAAGCAATGACTGTAGATGGATTCCAAGCAAGCCCATTTACTATGTCCTCGACACTCGTGGCAAGAGTCAGAGGCTTACTTGCTCCTTATTTAGATCCTAGATCGCAAGTAGGCTGAGCCATGGTTGCAGCGATTTCAACGCTACGCGCTACAGTTGCAGCAGCTCTAGTCGATAATTCTTTATGGTCGGTGTTTAGTTTCCCTCCACCAACTCCGATTGCGAACAGCATAGTGTTGTCCCCTGCCAGCCCCTATGTCACACCTAATAACAACAGTCGCAACACGATTGCTCCAACTGCTAATTTTCTAATAAACATCTTCGTTCCTCTTCTGGATAACGAAGGAAACCTAAATGGTATTGAAGAAATGCTAGTTGCTATGTTCAATAAACTAGCAGCATCTTCTATCGTCTATAATGTAGGAGATGTGAGCGCACCAAGCGTTCTCAATGCTGCAACAGGCGATCTCTTGACTTGCTCAATGCAAGTCTCAATCCTTACGAGTTGGAGTTAGATATGTCCGATTGGGAAAAAGAAAACGCAGCCTTTCTCGAAAAGATTGGGCAAACTGCACCAGCACAACCAGCAACAAAACCTACTAAGAAAGATGAGGAATAAAAGATGGCCGTATTTCTAAATAATGGCGTAGTAGTCACCGTCAATGCGGTCGATCTAAGCGACCACGTTTCAAGCGTGACACTCAACCGTCAGTTCGACGAACTTGAAGTTACAGCAATGGGAGACTCAGGACATAAGTTTGTCAAGGGTCTAGAAGCATCATCTGTGACTATTGATTTCTTCAATGACACAGCAACAGCAGAGGTTCTTGCTACTCTCCAAGCAAACTGGGGACTTTCAACAGCAGTTACTTTCAAGCAAACATCAGCTGCAACATCTGCAACCAATCCTTTATATACCATGTCATGCTTGGTCAACGGGACTACAGATATTAATGGTGCAGTAGGCGATCTAGGGACTCAATCAGTTACTTGGAACGTTAACGGTACAGTAGCAATTACAACATCATAATCTAAGAGAAAAGGGCTAAAGCAATGGCAAAACTAAAGATAACAAGAGTTGGTGGAGAAGTATCTGAGCATCAGGTAACTCCAGCAATTGAGATGGCTTTCGAGCGTTACGCAAAGAAAGGCTTTCACAAAGCCTTTCGTGACGATGAGAAGCAGTCTGATGTTTATTGGCTTGCTTGGGAATGTATTAGACGTTCGGGTGAAACGGTAAAACCACTGGACGACTTCGTGGACACACTCGTGAGAGTGGAAGTTCTCGACGACGACCCTTTGGACTAGGGCGCGACTCCTTCACCTATCTTGTTGCTCGTTTGAGTATCGAGACAGGAATCGCGCCACAACATTTGATTGAGTTAGATTCGGCAATGTTCAAGGCAATGCTGGACGGACTCAAAGACAGAGCAAAGGAGATCAACGATGCCAGTAAGCGTAAAGGGCGTAATTGAACTCCGTAAAGCTCTTGGTAAGTACGCTCCTGATTTACAAAAGGAACTTACTAAAGAAATAAACGCTTCACTGCGAGTTATCCAAAAGGATGCTCGTGGCTACGTTCTGTCATCTCCACCAGGCAATCTTTACGGTTGGGATGAAGCAACTCGAAGTCGCAGGATTACCAGTCGTAACTCATCCTTTCGCACCTTCAATACTGAAGGCAGAGTGCGTCTGTTTCCTCTTTACAATGCACAAACAATCAAGGCTGGCATTGTCACTCGTAGCGGTTACAGTAAGCCTAATGCTCGTGGCTTTCGTTCACTCTTTCGCATCAAGAATAGTTCAGCAGTTGGTGCTATTTACGAGACAGTTGGACGCAAGAACCCTAACGGACAACCTTGGATTGGCAAAGGTGCTGGCGGTAATAGTTATTCTCACTCAACTAATCCAGATGCAGGTCGTAACTTTACACAGCGTCATGGCAAACTTTATGGCATGAAAAAGGCTAACGAAGATATGCGTGGTCGTTTGATTTATCGTGCTTGGGAAAAAGACGAAGGCAAGCAGACCATTGCTATCTTCAAAGCAATTGAGGCCACTAACGATAAGTTCAAAGCTCGCGCTGCTATGTTTGATCTAAGAAGGGCAGTATGAGTAACGTAGTCATTGATATTGCAGCAGAATTCACTGGTAAGAAAGGCTTTCAAGCAGCGCAAACTGCAACAAGCAAACTTACTAGCAGCGTCAAAAAACTTGGTTACGCATTTGGAGTTACTTTTGGTGCTAGAGCCTTGCTTCAGTATTCAAACAAAGCAGTAAAAGCATTTGGTGAGCAACAAGCAGAAACTGCTCGTCTGGCACAGAGCGTCAAGAATCTTGGATTGCAATATGGTTCAGGCGCTGCTGAGGCTTATCTAAACACTCTTGAAAGAATCACTGGCATCAATCGTGATCAGTTACAACCTGCTTATGTGAAGATATTGCAGACTACTGGCTCACTAAATAAGAGCCAAGAGATTCTCAACCAAAGTCTTGACGTAGCTGCTGCAACGGGTCTCGATGTGGTTTCTGTTAGCCAGGCATTAAGCCAGGCATTCGTGGGAAATACTAAAGGTTTACGCGCTCTCAATTTAGGATTTACCAAGGCTGAACTTACTAGCTCTAATTTTGAAGATATACAAAAAAGAATCACTACTCTCTTTGGTGGTCAAGCACTTATTGCAGCTGGAACTTATCAAGCCCAGATTGGCAAACTTTCAATTGCTGCTGAATCAGCATCTGAGACCATTGGTAAGTCACTTATAGGTGCATTGCAATCCCTATCTGGTGATAAATCAGTCGATACCTTAGGTCTTTCAATTGAGAATGCCGCAGCATCGACAGCTAACTTTATCGATTCAATTGTCTATCTGAAGAATGAATTGAAGTCAATTCCTGGCGCTGGAATCCTTGGAGCAATCCTTGGCGTAGGTGGAAACATATTGGGTAGGTTCTCACCACAAAGAGCTGTTGAACTTATCAAGGAAATCAAAGGTCTCAACAAACCTTCTGGCATGAGTACCACTCTTGCCAATCAAGACCTGACTGCATCTAATAAAGCAGCAGCAATCAAGGCTGAAAACAATGCCAAGAAGAGAGCTGCTGCAATAGCGGCTGAGCAGAAAAAACTATTGAAAGTCCAGAAAGACTCAGCGCTTGTCAAAAAGGCATCAGCCATTTTTGACCTTGCACAAATACAGATTGTTGCAGCACTCAAAGGCAAAGTCTCAGAAGAAGATCGTAAGCGCCTAGAATTACAGATGGCAATCCTTGGTGGCAACGCTGATGAAGTACTGCGTGTTGCTAATGAACTATCTAAAGTTCAAGGCAAAACTGAAGATTTATCTTTTTATCTTAGGAACTTACCTAGTGCAAAGAATCCATTTAGCGAGTGGTCTGATTATCTTGATGACATTGCTAAGCAGATTGCAAGTCTTGGAGTGCCAGTAAAGGGTCAACCAACTCCTCCGCCGCCACCACCACAATCAAATAATCCAATGGATGCTGCGGTCGGTGGTCAGTTTGACAGTGCTTATCGTGGACAAGCAGGTGGCCTTGCAACTAATCTACCAACGGTAGTCAATATCTATCCACAAGGTAATGTAATTACAGAACGCGACCTTGCAACAATGCTAGGTGCATCTTTAGAAACATCTTCACAATCAGGCGGTTCAGGCGGTAGTTGGTCTGGCGTTAGGGTTCTCTAGTGGCATTACCAGCAACCCTTAGCATTACAATCAATTTCTCAGATGGGCCTGTATTCGGCGTGCCATTTACGATTGGAGATCCGACTTACGGCAAACTTGGTGGCATAGGAACTCTTGGCGCTAGCACAACACCAGCACTTATTGCTGATGTAACTGCCAATACAATCAAGATAGATACTCGCAGGGGTAGAAACATCAACCAAGACCTGTACGAGGCTGGTACGGCTGTTATACGGGTATTAGACCCTAATGGTGACTTCAACCCACAAAATACTTCATCGCCTTACTACACCTACTTACAGCCTCTTAGAAAGGTACGCATTACTGCTGACAACGGTACTGCTTACAACATCTTTTCAGGCTATACAACTGACTACCGTTACACATATCCAGTAGGTCAGGACATTGCTTATGTGGACATTTCTTGCGTGGATGGCTTCCGCTTGTTCAATATGTCCAACATTACGACAATCACAGATGGCACAGCCTCACAAGCAACTGGTACACGCCTTGGCAAGATTCTTGACATGGTTTCATGGCCTACAAACATG